GGGAGTCATAATCTTAATGTCATTCTTATCGCAAGCTCCAGTGTGCAAGCCGGCGATATAGCGGAAATTATTGCCGTCCATGCCCAAGTAAGGAAAACCGCAATCTCCGCCAACCGTCTCAGTCGGCATATTCACCTTGACATATGTAGCCCGGATGAAAAGGGAAGCCATATGATCTCGCCCCTCGTCATGAAGCTCGCTCTTGGGATCATTACCCACATAAGTGGATATGGCCACACCCTTGGTGGCCGCCCAAGTACCATCCTTGAATGATAGCATACTCATGGGGGCCGTGCCAAATGTCCCCTTGTCAATGGAAGGGGGTTCCGGGACCATCCAGCCAGTTATGTCCCTCTTCAAGGCCGCCCCATCGATCCGAACAACAAAGGCATCGCGCTCTTCTATGAACTTGACGCTGCGCATAAACTCAACCTTTGAGAGGGTAATATCGGCACCAACGGGGCCTATCCCGTGCATGGTTATGGTCCAATCCTCACCCCAACCATCCGAACCGCGCCTGCAATATTGCGGCAGATAGTGAGCATTGACAATAGCCCATTTCGCCTTCAGGAATAAGCCATGGCCAGTAAAGGTTGCCCGAGCCGAACTAACCGCCCCAGTAAAGGCCGTAGCCAACGTGTACGTGGGAAACGCCTTAGACCGAAAAGTGAAATGAAAGTGGTTCTCTGCCACTATCTCTGCCAAACGGCCCCCATGGACAGACTTACTGGCTTTGCTCAAGGTGAGAGCAGCGCCAGAGCCCAAAAAGGGCGCAGAGTACCTGGGCCTAAGGTCAGCGGAGTGCTCAGGGATCTCAATCGGAGAAACCTTGGGGCGCTTAGCCTCCGGTGCTTGCATAACGATCACTGGCGCCGGCTTGGAAAAGGTACGGCTAACAACGTAATGCGTGCCGAAAGCAAGGCCGAAAACGCACAAGAAGTAAGCCACATCACCCATGATATGCCGCGCAGCCGTCAACCAAATGCTCACCTTGTCCCTAATATTAGCGAACCCAGTGTAGGCCCTAACCATACTCATAGCCACGGGAGTGACCTCATATGCGCTATAAAG